ATATGTAGCAAGATATCTGATGAAAAAACAAAATAGCAACGAAGCAACCGATTACGTTGCAAAATACGGCCAACCGTTATACGACTTAGAAACAGGTGAATATATATGCGACCATCCAAAGGTAGTTGAAATGGCGTACGGAAGTTCACAACCAGCGATAGGAGCCACTTGGCTAGAAAAATATTACAATACTGATTGCTTTAACCAAGGATTCATACTAGGACCCTTACCCGATTGTAAAAAGTACGGAGTTCCTAGATATTATTGGGAATGGTTAGAGTCATATCACAGAGAAGAATTCATAGTGTATAAAAATCAGAAAATCAATAAACTTATTTTAAATAAGGACAAAATTGAAGCTGATAACACTTATGAAAGGCAGGAGTCGAAAGACTTCATTATCAACAAGCAAGCTAAAAAACTAAAGAGAGATTTATAAAATGGAAATATATGCGGTGTACGATAGAAAAAGTGAAACATTCTCACATCTTCAAACTTACAACACGGAGTATGAAGCAATTAGAGAGTTTACATTAGCAGTAAGAAACCCTAAAACAATGTTTAATCAATTCCCAGAAGATTATTCATTGGTATTTTTAGGAGCCTTTAACACAGACAACAAAGAACAACCTTTAGAAGCTCTACATCCCGAAGAGGTGATTTGTCCGATTCAGGTTATGAAACGTGACCGAATAGAAGATAAAAATAACGCTTTAAAACAGCAGTATATGGAAAAGCGAAATAAAGAAGGACTAGAACTTCTAGAAAATCTGGTGAAATGGCCGGAAGAAGAACAACTAGCATTTAAAGAGTTGCTTGCCGACGCTGAGTAATCAGCATTTGCCCTCTTAATTGAGGGCTTTTTTTTAAAAAAGGAAAAAACTATGAACAATAACACCCCTAGAAATAAATCCAATATGGATAAAAATTTTGGACTCGTTCAAGGAATTCAAAAACAACGCTCTTCATTTATGCGTTCCAACACTTGGAAAGGCACATTTGATTGTGACCAGTTAATACCATGTTATTTAGACGAGGTTTTACCGGGCGATACAATGGATTTAAAAATGTCTGCTGTATTACGTTTAGCAACACCGTTACACCCAATCATGGATAACTTAAAAGTCAAATACGAAGCTTTCTTCGTTCCAATGCGTTTAGTTTGGGAAAATACAGAAAAGTTTTTTGGTGAACAAACTAATCCGGGCGATTCGGTAAGTTACACAATCCCATTACTTTCATCGTCGGTTTCAAACTTAGACTCATTAGCTGATTATTTTGGTTTACCCGTAGGAAATACAGCAGCACCAATCGCATTTAACAATCTTCCCTTTAGATGCTATGCAAAAATATATGATGAGTGGTATCGTGACCAAAATCTTCAAGATTCACTAGATGTGGTTACAGATAATAGTAGCGGAGTAATAAACAATGGTAACTGGTGGGATGTTCGAAAAAGGAATAAACAACCTGATTATCTGACAACTGCGTTACCATGGCCTCAAAAATTCGAAACCACAACTTTACCTCTAGGTGAAACTGCTCCAGTGGCAACTGATGCCTCATCCGGTTCAGACCTTTCAGTATACGAGACAACCGGTAGCTCATATAATTTAATGCTGGCTTCTGGCGCAAACGTTAGTTTAAGTGCCGTAGGTGGAACCGAGGCAAATAGTTTATACGCTGACTTATCAAATGCTGGGGCAGACGTAAACACATTTAGACAAGCTGTTGCTATTCAGCACGCTAATGAAGCGATGGCGCGATTTGGTTCGCGCTATCCTGAAATTATTAAAGGAAGATTTGGAGTAGACTCAGAAGATTCAAGACTTCAACGTCCCGAATTATTAGGTATGGGTTCGACTTATATGGGAATTAAAACAGTTCCTCAAACTTCCCAAACAGGCACAACTGCACAAGGTAATTTAGCAGCATTCGGAGAAATATCGCTTAGCGATAAGTTATTTACAAAATCATTCACTGAACACGGCTATGTCATAGTTTTAATTTCAGCAGTAGGTGATATTACTTATTCCCAAAACCAAGAAAAATTATGGAATCGCTCTACAAAGGACGACTTCTATTGGATTGAATATAATGGTATTGGTGAGCAAGCAATAGAATCACGTGAAATATATTGCGATGGTAATATTGGAGACGATGATGTATTTGGTTATCAGGAACGTTTTGGTGAATATCGATTCAAAACATCTCAAGTAACATCACTATTCAGACCTAAAAGAATAGGCAACCTTGCATCATGGCATTTAAGCGAAGAATTCGCATCACGTCCTACGCTTGGGGATACCTTTATCAAAAGCAACACACCAATGGATAGAGCAATAGCAGTACCATCAGAACCGCATTTAATATGCGATATGTTCTTTCAAAATAAATCAGCTAGACCAATGCCGAAATTTAGTAATCCCGGTCTTTCAAGAATATAGGAGTATTTATTATGTCATGGGAGGCAGCGATTTACGGTTTAGCATCAGCTTGGGGTGCTAAACAAAGTCAAAAATTTAACGCGAGAGAGTCTCAGAAAAATCGAGACTGGCAGGAGCGAATGTCGAATACTGCACATCAACGTGCAGCAAAAGATTTAGAAAAAGCTGGACTAAATCGGATATTAGCACTTGGTCAACCCTCTTCAACTCCTAGCGGCTCTGCCGCTTCATCAAACGCTAATATAGGAGAATCAGGTGTAACCTCAGCTTTAGCAGCAAAAAGACTTAAAGCAGAAATTGGACTGCTAGAAGCTAATACCGACAAATCGCGGTCGGAAAAAGATTTAACCGATACAAAAACTACAATCATGGGCGGAGCTAAAGAAGTAGGCAAAGATGCAAAGGATTTATACAACGCCGGCAAGGATATATTGCCCGATATGGTATCGTCAGCTAAAGAAGCAGCCGGAAATTATCCAAAGGCAGTTTTATCACGAATTGATAAAGCTAAAAATAGCGTCAAAGGCTGGTTCTCTGACCAGTCAAATAAAGCAACACAAAACCGAATTTCGCAATTAAAGAAAATGAAATTCTCAGATACAACAAAACGTTACTATCCGTTACCTAATGGAAAATGGTACGACTTAAAGCGTCATAAAATAGTCGATACTAAGTAACTTAACTTTAATAAACCATCATTAGGAGCTAAAAATGAGCATAGCCTTAAGAAAAGAAAAAACAGTCTACAAGGTTCGTAATTCAACTATGGAACCGTTAAAAGTAGCAACAAAAGTAGTTCATACCCCTGAGAACGCGAAGCAAGAAAAACGCACAAATCAGGCATTCAAAGAATCGTGCAATATAAACACGATTTTAAAACGTTATGTTACAACAGGAGTTATTGACCATGTTAAGAAATATGCGCCAGAATACGGCGAGGTATCAAATCTGGATTTTGAAGAAGCTTTCAATCTTGTTAAAAAAAGCAAAGAGATGTTCGCAGAACTCCCAGCAGTCGTTAGAGAAAATTTCGGCCATAGAGTCGAGAATTTTCTTGCTTACATGGAGAATCCAGAAAACCGTAATACAGAGTCTCTACTTACTACCAGCGCATCCCGTAATGGAACTGAGGAACGAACAGCCGATGAGCTGGAATCAGCGAAAGAGTCGACTAAGTCGACTCAGGAAAAGCCTGAATAGGCGAAAATCAGGCAGTTAAAACTGTCTGATTTATGGGGGGGACAATACAACTACTTGATGTTAATTGTCCCCCCTGACAGTTTTATGTTTACATACACTGTCTAAGAGACTAAACTTTAGTCTCAATAAAGGTAAAAATACAATGTTACCGATAATTTACGAAGTAATAAAAATACTAGTTATACAACTAGTTAACCTAGCGATACAAACCATTAGGAGAAAGTATCATGAGAAGAAAATCATTAAACAAAAGAAAAAGCAGTCAGATGTTCGCGAGAAACGCGAATAAAAGACACAAAGGTAATTCATTCAGACCAATGTCACCACGCGGTGGACGGAAAATAACGTAGTGGCGTGTAATAAACCAGTCCCCGTTTGGATATATAACGGGGGTTTACACTTTACACCAAACAAAACAGGCGACCATTTCGAATCAGAAATACCCTGTGGAAAATGTACACAATGCAGATTAGATAAAAGCAGAGAGCGCACAATTAGATGTATTAATGAAGCATCAATGTTCGAACAAAACTCATTTCTAACTCTTACATTTAACGACCAAAAAATGCCAAAAGATAAAAATTTAGATTATGAAATATTTAAAGCATTTATGAAAAAACTTAGATGGCATGTACAAAAATACGAAAATAAAAAAATTAGATATTACGCTTGTGGCGAATACGGAGGAGAATTTATTAATAAGGATAATGTGTGGTTCTGGGATAGGAGCACTTATCAAAACTATTTACCGGAATATCCAAGAGCACATTTTCACGCAATAATATTTAATTATTGGCCTGATGATGCGGAGATAAAGTTTTCAAACAAATTTAATCAACCCGTATACACATCAGAAAAATTAACTAAAATATGGGGAAACGGTCATGTTTCCATAGGAACAGTTACAACACAATCATGCGGATATGTAGCAAGATATCTGATGAAAAAACAAAATAGCAACGAAGCAACCGATTACGTTGCAAAATACGGCCAACCGTTATACGACTTAGAAACAGGTGA